GTAGAAACGACTTAACGTGAGGAGGACCTACCATGGCGGCAGGATCACTTACCATCAACCTTCAGAACATGCTCCGTACGCTGGATACGGCAGACTCCAAAGGGCCGACTTCTCGGAACCTTCAGTCGGGGTATGCGATTACACTGGCTGCCAAGACTCTTCTTTTTGACATCGCTGCGGATGGGGTTGCTGCCAACTATACCCTCTCGGAGGAATGGACGGAGGCTAACCGGGCTGCCTACAAGACCGCTGTCGATGCCGCGCTTGTCGCCATGAACACTGCTCTCGTGCAGTGGAAGCTCCTGACAAAGCTGTAGTCTCATGGGTTTTTTTCGTGCGCAACTGCTCGGGTTGATTCACGGCAAACTGGCCGGGTCTGGCAAGTTCTACCGTGATCGTGCCGAGTCTGCCATCGCTGCTGACGCTCAGCGTGAAAAAGCGCATGAGATTGCCTTCCCCCCGTCGCCTTCCACGTTTGACTTTCGGGATCTTGGCGATGTCGTGCTCGTGTCATTCGACGACGATGAGGCAACGGTACTCAATGTTCAGGCCGTGACGAAAAACAACCCTTATCGGTGGAGAGGAAAAGCCTTCATCAACTCTCCGATCTTCAAGCATCTTGGGTTCAAGACTGCACGGGAAATTGAAGACTTTCTCGTGTTTGTTTTCAACTTCAAGCACGTTGCTTTTGACATGAATACTGGTCAGATGTGGTCCGTGATGCCGGGCGAGGCGCTCTCACGTAGTACGGGAACAATTCCTGATGAGCGTCTCCTTGTTGGCGCTCTGTCTGTGGGGGTCTGACCATGCCAGTAGCTTTGCTCAACAGAAACCCGCGGTCAACCAAGCCACCTCTCATCGAGATTGTCGAATCATTCAAGTACAAAATCGTCGAAGGAACAGGTGGTGCGACTGGAAAACCCCTGACGCTCGAAGGGATTTTCCAGCGGGCGGATGTTTGTAACGAAAACAAGCGGATCTATCCGAGAAAAATATGGGAGAGGGCCTGTAGCAACGACTCTCCCATCATGAAGAAGATTCAGGAGCGTGGGTTTTTTGGCGAACTGGATCATCCCGAGGACGGTCACACGAGCTTGAAGCGCACGAGTCACATCGTTACGGGGCTTCGTCTCGATGAATCAGGAAACGTGTGGGGTCGGATGGAAGTCTTGCCGACGAGAGAAGGAAAGGAATTGGAGGCGCTCGTTAGCGCGGAAACGAAAATAGGAATTTCTTCCCGCGGTTCGGGCGAATGTGTGAAAAACGGGGACGAGGACATCGTACAGGAGGACTTCGAGCTTGAAGCCTTCGACGTTGTTCACAACCCATCGACGCGTGGAGCGCACCCTTACGTAGTGAATGAGAGCAAGGAAAAAGGAGATGCCATGGCGGATAACGTGGTGATGGAGTCGTTCCGACTTCTGGAAAGCTCCGCGCAGAAAATCCTTTCCATTGACGTACAAAAAACCTCTCCCGAGGTCCGTGCGGTCATGGAAGGATCGGTTACGGACCTGATCTACAAGCTGTCACAGCTTGCGGAAACGAAGCCCGAAGCTGCACCGCTCGTGTCAGTCATTCTAGTGGAGTTGCAGGCGTACAAGCGCGGGCTCTACAGGAAGCTGACTGAGACTGACGGACCTGATGAACCATCTCCGGCGATTCTCAAGCGGCTTGGGGCGCCGGGGTTCGATAACGTGGACGTGAAGCCGGTGACACCGGGACCTGTCGCAACGAAGAAGGAAAATAAAAAGGAGGGACCCATGGCCGCGACGACAGAAGCGGTGCCGCCTGTTTCGAAGCGCGTCAATACGTTGCTTCGCCAGATGGACGCCGCGCTCAAGGAATCTGAGCAGAACAGTGACGACACAAAGGCCGCGCGTCACAAGGCTGCTACAGCCGCTGTGAGGATGGCTGAAAACAGACTTTTTGCGCGGGTCAACCAGTTCACCGAGGACGACAAGGCATTTCCCGGTGCGGCGCCTCCTTTCAAGAAAAAGAATGGTGGAGACGACGAGGACGAGATCAAAGCTGAGGGAGCGCCCGGTGGCACATCCGACATTCCTGATAACCCCCCGACCGGTGGGACCGATGAATTCATGCAGGGCGGGGATCGGGACAAGGTTTTCGGAGAAGAGGACGACATTGTAGACATTCCTCCGCCGCCGATGGAAGCTGCCGATGATGACAAGGATGACGACGAGGACGACAAGGATATGTCGCCTTCCGAAGCTAAGATTTTCGACTACGCGAAAAAGCTGATGTTCGAAAACCGGAAGTTGCGGTATCAAAAGCAGGTCCTTGAAACGGTCGCGGCCAAGTCGCTTGCTGACATGACACGAACCATCAAGCGGCTCCGTGTTGAGAAAACCCGGACGCCTTCTATTGTGCGGGTGCGTGGACAGAATGTCCCGCTACGTCTCATTCCTGCCGTCATCGAATCCCTCGTCCGGAAATTCAAGGCTGTTACCGCCAACAAGACCGAGGACACCCCGGCGTTTTCTGGTCACAGGGACCCGATCCATGGATCACTTCCGCCAATCAAATCGAATTTCGGTGCGCTGGTGAGACTCCACGAGGGTAGCAGGTTCGGAAAGAACGGCCCGCGGGAAAAGGAAGGCGGCAAATTCGACGCGCAGCTTGAATTGGCGGATCGGGTTTACGAGCGCATGAAACCGAAGAAATTGGCTACCGCCATCACTGAGACCAAGTAACAGGGCACGCAAGGAAAAGGAGAAAAAAACCATGGAGATGACTGAAAACCTGCTGGCCACTCAGCAGAGGACCGCTGCGTCCCTAGCAAAGGGTCCATGGCGGAAGTGGGTCGAGAATGTTCCCCCTGAAAAAGCCGGGATCATCGCCTACCTGATGGAGAACCAGAAAAACTGGATGTCGGGGCTCGATGAAGACACACGACTCGCCAACATCGGAAGTTACGAGAAATTCGTGTTTCCGATGATTAAGGCGGTCTACGCCAATCTCGTCGCCTCAGAGCTTGTGTCGGTCCAGCCGATGCAGTCTCCGACCTCGCTGGTTTTCTACAAGGACGTGAGAGCAGGCACCAACAAGGGCAGGGTAAAAAAGGGAGATTCGATCTACTCGGCGCGCACCGGGTGGAATGAAAACCTCGGCTTCAACTACTCGGCGGAAATCGTTGAAGCCGAGCAGATTGGTGTCGGTGACGCCTCCGACCTGACCCCGCTTGCTGCGGCTGCTGCGCTGGCGTGGACCCCGATTCGTCCGGGCTCTATCACAATTTCCTACACGGCATCTGATGCTGCTATCAAAACACTGGCAGACGATGGTGCGGGTGGATTCACGGGTGCCGCGGGTGAGTTGGGATCGGGCAACACGATCAACTATGCTACGGGCGCAATCCTCCTGACATTCGCTACGGCCAAAGCTCCCGCTGCGGCTCCGATCACGGCCACATATGACTTTAACTCAGAAGGCTCCTCGACGATTCCGCAGGTGGACATCGCTCTTACGTCCACCCCGGTGTTCTCACGAGCCCGCAAGCTGGCGACTCGTTGGTCCATCGAGGCTGCGGCTACTCTCAAGGCCGTGCATGGGATGGATGCGGAAGTTGAGCTTGTGACTGACACCGCCAACGAAATGCGGATGGAGGTGGATCGGGAGATCATCAACGACCTTATCAACCTTGCTACCGCAAATCACGGTGGCGGCACGGGACCCATTCCGGAAACGACGTTTGCCAAGGCGGCTCCGACCAACATTTCGATCTACATGCATCGGCAGTCCTTCGCTTACTCCGTTATTGCCTGCTCAAACGGCATTTTCAAGGCGACCCGCAGACATCAGGCTACGTGGATTCTCTGCGGGATCAACGTGGCGAACATTATAATGGGGCAGGAGGGGCAGCAATTCCAGAGTGCGGGAACCGTGCAGGGATCTGGCGTGCAGTACGTCGGAACGTTTCAACAGTTGTACAAGGTCTACATGGACCCGTACATGGACGTAGACACGGCGATCATGGGTTACCGGGGAGACAGCTTCCTCGATGCTGGTTTCGTCTACGCGCCGTGGATTCCGTTCTATGCCACGCCGACGATTTATCTGGATGACTTCCTCGGACGGAAGGGCATCCTGTCCCACTACGGGAAAAAGCCCGTCAACGGTCTCTACTACGCTCGCCTTCGCCTGACCTAAACTCTGCGACAGGTGAATTTCGCAAATCG